ATACATTTTCAGCCCAGTTGGATTAAAACACATATCACGGGGCTGACTCGCCTGTGCCGCCACAGAATACGACTGCAGATATAACGCTGATGATATGTCCCACGGCTTACGTACAGCCACTCCGCCATCCTTGATCTGCGAGCCGTCCACGATAACGCCATGTGCAGCGGTCTTCTCAGCGACCGCATCCACGCATAACAGACCGTCCGCATTAAACAGACCGTTTTCGCTCCATGTCAGCGGGTTCGGCGCGGCAGCCGCGTTCAGGAACACGATCTTCCCATCGCTGCCGAGTTTCAGCCCCGACGCCGCCTTAGCAATATCAAGCCGGTCCCAGTGGTCGGTGACGTACTTCGCGTTCGTTACGATATAGATGTCATCTCCAACCAGGAACATGCTTTTCGCCGCAGCGTTCAGGTCAGAATCGATCTTATCGAAATTGGCGTTGACGTCGCCGCCCCACGCCTGTTCGTTATTCGCGGGTTTGTAGAGCCCGAGATTAGGTGTATTTACTCCCATCACGCATCACGTATCCGTGCTTCTGGTGAATGGCACCTGCACCTTGAAGATCGCGCCCTGTGTCGCTGATAACGGCACCGCACCCCGCACTTCCCTGTAATACATCGTGCCGCCGGCGGCTGCATTGAAGATCCCGATCTCTGTGATATCCGCCGTGATCACGCCCGCCGCGACCTCCAGCTTAAATGTCGCTACCGAGCCAGCGTACGTCACCGTCGCCGCCGCCCGGTACACTTCAGTTTCAAGCGCCGTATTCGCCTCCACCGGATCGGTCGTTCCGGTGCCAAGCGCAACATGCGTCCATGGATTCGCAGCGCCTGCAGCCACCTGCGGCAGGGTGTTGATGCCGGCATCCGTGATTACGATATTTACCATGTGAGAGAAAGATTGTGGGAAGTGGGATATAAAGAAAAGTCAGGTTTTGGGGGGCGGCATCAGATCGCAATGACCGTGCACGACGGGATACCGGCTATGGTGTAGAGCGTGCCGCCCCACCTGTCTGTCCCCCACTGCATCAAACCCCACCCGTACGGCGACGCCACGAGGACCACGATCACCACCACCGGGATCACCACGGTAGATGGCTCTATGCCTGCGATCGTCGGCGGGACCGTGGTGTACAGGGTGAGTCTGTTTCTCAGGTACACCACACCCGCAGCTCTCACCCTCTCAACGCCGTCAAACAGTTTGTGCAGTGGTTGGGGGTTGGCTTCATGGAGCACAAGATAGAATGACGCGGTCGCCTCTCCCGCGGGGCGTTCGATCACGCTGATATCAGTAATCTCCACGCCGGATACATACTCGGTGACGCTTTTGATATCCGCGACCGTGCCGTTCGCCCGGCGCCGATTCAGGTCAATCCCGACCTTCGCTCTGAGTGCGGCATCCGTCTCACCGTCCTCCCGCCTCACAGCAAGCATCCCTGCGATATTGTCGAGGTTGGTGCCGGATGCCGTCTCGATCCCATGCGCCTGCAGCACATCCCCCAGAGTCTGACGCAGGATCTCGAGCTCGTCCGTAGATGCGCCCGCGATCTTGTAGGTATTCGAATCTGTAGTCTTCCCGAACGCACTCGAGAGCAGTTTCACCAGGTCTTCCGCAGTCACCATGCCACATCACCTATGCCACGACAGTAATCGCATGCGTGCCGCCAACAGCAGTCTCTGTATCTGCGATCGCGAGCGATTCCCCGAGGGCGTCGATCACATTCGGAGTGGTGGCGTCGTCCTGTGCGCTGCAGATATTGACACCCGCCACCCCTTCGGTATTGAGGACTGCCTGCAGGATCGCGCTGTAGGTGACGTCATCCCCGATCTGCAGGACCTCGAAGTAATCCGACAGGGCGGAGTTGATGTTCGCCTGCACGGTCGCATCCGCATACCCTGCCACTTTCCGCACCGTTGTAGTGACGGTCACTGTCACCTGAGTCGGACGCAGCCATGACGCCGCGATCCCGGCTGCCCGGTTTTCGTTGAGAGCGGTAGTGATCTCTGCATCGACACCGCCAAGGATCGTGATGCTGATGCTGCAGTTGACAGTATCCTCCGTGAGTTTGGCATCGGTGACGCCGTCAAGTGCCGTGAGTGCCGCAAGGATCGCGTCCTCTGTTGCCCGCGTGGTCGCCGAGTAAGTCTGCACCCTGGTCCGGAGTGCGCTGTCGTTCTCGGTGTCGGCACCCCCTGTCATCGATGCGCTGTTAGTCACCGACTCGATCCCGCTGACCGGGTCGACGATGGTATTGACGGTGGCGCTTGAGACGTTGCCGGCAGCTCCTGCATCCTGTGCCGTGACGGCTGCATCGACAGCAGTATTCCCCTGCAGGAGAGTGACCGGCGCATCGGTTTTGTAGACGATCGCGCCGTCAGCGGTAGATACCCGGGTGCTGGATGGGATGATGATATCGGCAGGTGCGGCGGTGCTCCTCGAAAACGTGACGGTGCCGATGGCTTTCGTGGAGGGGTTGCGCGAGATCCCGAGCAGAGCCACGACAGCATCGAGGTTAGCGCCCGTTGCGGATTCCAGGTATCCGGAGTAATATGTCGACTCCGCGAGCTGCCAGTTCACCGAGAGCAGGTATGCGAACGCTTTGAGCATCTGCCCGAGCCATGATGTATCGGAGAGGTCGGTATCGTCGCCGAGGTTCGCCCTGATCCTGTTCTGCAGGTCAGTGAGTGTCGCCGCGTAGTCCTTACACACAAACCCCGAGGCAGTCACGCCATAGATCATAACATCGCCTCCATGCTGACCTGCTCGCCCTCGAGCAGCGTGAGGGTGATGCTTGCGGCGATGGTGCGGTCTTCACCCGATGCCAGGACAATCTCGTCCACCGAGTTGACCGCAGGGTGCTGCAGCAGAGTTTTCTTCAGCTCGTTCCTGGTGATCTGCTGGTTGTGCTCTGATGCGATGATAGCAGTATAGTCCAGCCCGAAGAGTGTGTTGAATGGATACGACTGCCTGATACTACCGATCAGCACCTTGAGGTCCTGCACTACCTTGTCCGTGCCGGTGAGCGGTATCAGCTGCCGGAGGCTGTCAATTTCAACGTCACCCTCCGATATCCGGAAGGCGGTTCCGTATGACATGCCTGAATATCGACGCCCCGACGATATAAAGCGAAGTCATCCGCCATCAAAGACGAAGTCCTGCTGCGCGACCACGATCCCGTATAACGTGTGGCAGCCGTCCAGCCCGATATCCCCCTCCCGGCAGACAGGGGTACCGTTGATGAAGACGAGGGTGCTGCATGCAGACGCGTCGCCTGCAGTCGCACCGCAGTGCCCGGGGTAGTACTGCCCTTTCGGAACCACCCTCTTACCGCCAATGAAGACGAGGTCCTGGTCGGTGATTGGGGTGACGGGGTATGTGCCGCCACCGTAGTGCGGGTCCGGGCAGTCATTCCAGATTTCGGTATCCCCATCGACCGCGATTTTCAGAGTCATATCACACCAGTTTAGTGTGGTCGATCCTCGTCGCTTTCAGCTCCATGCTGCCGTCATCCTTGATCTTGAGGTATGCGCCGCTATGGTGCTGCAGCAGGATCTCGCCGCTCCCGACTGCCGGCACGCTGTCGGTCTGGGTAGTGATGCCGGCAAGCACGATCGCATGGTTGATATTGAACTTCACGAGTTCGTTGACGGCGACGATATCACGGTTCTTGAGCTGTTCGTGCAGCTCATATTTACTGAACCCCACCAGGACCACGTCACCCACGGCAGGGGCGATGAGCAGGCTGCCGGCACCGAACGACTGGGGCGCCACCGGGACATTGAAGATTTCGACCTCCTGCCCCCGTACCTTGTGTTTGAGCCTGACGTTCACGGTCCAGTCGTCGAGATGGACTTCGGTGATCTTGCCTGGAGAGATGGTATTGACCCGGGCGATCCGCTCCTCGATCATACCGGCGATCTTCTTCGCGATCATAGCGCCTTCACCTTGAGTTCGCTGTAGTAGTCACTGCCACTGCAGGTATGGGTGTAGCTGACCACTTTGTATGTGCCGGTCCCGACCTTCGCTCTGAGTGCGATGTAGGCGTCTGCCGTCACCTTCCACTGCAGCAGGCATTTGATCGTGCGGTCACACTCCCCCTCATCCGACTCTTCTTCTGCGGTTTCGATGAGTCCGGTGGCAGACGAGATCACGATCGCTTCCTCTTTCTCCTTTGCATACGAGGTAGTGACGAAATATCCTTTCCCCTCCTCGACGTAGAAGGTCGCCTGTGGCTCCCGTGCAGGGTCACCATTGATCTGCTGCTGGCACCACACGAGGTTTGCTTCTGCGCTGGGGCTGCAGGTGTAATCTGCCTGGATGACATACCCCTGATCATCGATCCTCTCTACCGGGATATCCGAGGCGGTGAAGGCGTCATAGATGATCGTCGAGAGCGGTGTGCCTGGAGGGTACTTGTGTTCCTCGGGCACCATGTCAGCCGCGTAGACCTGGTTCGTCGTCTGGATGATGGTCCTCACGTCGGCGCCATCTATTTCAGTTTCGATGCTTTCCACCCTGCCGGTGAAGATCGTGCCGTAGTCGCCCATATACCCCGCCCGGATAAAGACCAGGTCGTCGGCTCTGATCTTCGCCCGGGTTGCCCGCGAGAGGTTCCAGACGGCGATCTCTGCGGTGTTTGCATCTGGCGTGTTGCCGCCCTCGATCACAAACTCGATGTCAAGGGTATCGTTGGCGATGAGTACACTGCCGATCTGGAGTTCGGTGTAGCGGTTCCAGACGTCAGACAAAGAGCCACACCTCACATGCGGTTTCGGTGACGGTGTAGGGGTAGATCCTAAAGATCACTTCATATGTATCCGGGTCTTTCACCTCGAAGGGACAGAGCAGGGTGAGCCTGCCGTTGAAGCAGGTCGCGACATCGTGGTCCCGGACGATCTTCAGGACGGTGAACCCGCCATCTTCCGGGTTGCGGCGGTAGTAGCAGGTGTATGTGCTGCTGCCGATCTTGATGCATTGTTTCTGCGGGTAGCCGAGGGTGGTGTCAAACGGGATATACTTGACCGTGCTGCTCATCGATTCACCCCGGTTTTCATCGCTTCGATCCCAGGCCGGAATATGAGCAGTTTGTCTTTCCAGGTCTCGCCCTGCTGCGGCGGATCGATATCGATCGCGATCTCCTTCTCGGGCGGTGTGACAGGAGTGTTACCCCCAGGCGCCTGGTCTGCGGGTTCGGTCGGGACCGGTTGCGGGAGGTCGATGATAACGGTCTGTGTCTCGACCACGCGGACTTGCTGCACGGTGATGGTGGTGAGGGAGGTGTTCAGCGACCTGCCCCATTCGTCGCCCAGGGCGGTGATCAGCATGTGTTCATAGACGCCGCGCGGGCTGATCAGAGTGAATGGCTGCCGGTTGTCCTTGAGCGCCTTGAGTGCCGCGAACTCGTCATCCCATGTGTACAGCTCGAGGTCGATGTCGAAGGCGGCGGGTGCAAGGATGACGTGGTCGGCGATCTCGGTCTGGTCCTCGACGGTATGCTTCTGGACTTCCGCCCCTTCAGTGAGGTTGAGGATCTTGAGTGCTTTGTATTGTTTGCCTGCGATGAGGATATTTTCATCTGTCATGCAGGAGAATAATCTGAAAAGAGGTATAAAGAAAAGTCAGGAGGTCATGGGTTCAGCCGGCTTCCTCGTCGTCCTCAATACCCAACTGCCCCAAGCTGCCGCTCGATTTTGCGCTCCTGTGCTTTATTTGCCTGGGTCACACCTTTCGCAATCAACTTGGTGATCATGTCCTCCTCGTGCTTTGACATGCGCCCGCCCCTGCCGTCCATGTGGACGTTGATAGTTGGGCGCGACTCGATGGTGGCGACGTGCGTGCGGGAGGTGTGCGTGGTGGAAGCAATTGGAGCGGTGCTTGCAAAGATCTCATTGGCTGCACTCGCACCCATCTCAGCAGCTGTGAATGCCATGCCCATAGGTGTGAATCTGAATACGGTCTCAGCAATTTTGAACAGAGGGTGATCTACAATCGTCTGCCAGGCGGACATGACAGCATCAGGGATCGCAGTGATCCACTGCCAGAAGGTTTCAATGATATGTACCAATCCGGTGAAGGTATCGGTCAGCCACGGGACGTTCTCGTTGAGCCAGTTCACAACCCACTTGAGTGCCGAGTCTTCCCAGCCTTTGTTGAAGAGATCGTAGAGGAGATATCCGGTGGTGATCGCGGCGGCTCCAATGGCTATCCAGGGCAGCCACGGCGCAACAAATGCCCACCCTGCTGCAGCACCGGTATAAAGGGCGGCGGTGAGTCCGCCGGTGCTGTATGCCTGTGCAACCTGGGCGGGTATGATCCGCGATAAGATCGTTGCTGCCAGTTTGCTCTGTGCGATTGTATGCCAGATCGTGAGGGTCTTCCACCACTGCAGGGCAAGGATCACTTTCGGGAGTATCAGCCCGCCGAACGTGAGTGCGACACCGCCGAGAGTCCCCCAGGCAATCGCATATGAGAGTATCGGGTGCGACCTGATCACATTGACAACGCCTGTGAGCGCCCCCACAACCGCCCTGAATGTGGGGATGTAGACTGCTCCGATATCTCCCATCAGATCAGAGAGTTTCTCTTTGAACACAACGGTCGTCCCGTATGCAGAATCCATTGCCATATCGAAATCACCTATTTTTTTAATCATCTTTGGGTAAGCGATAGCCAGGGTTGCTTCTGTCCGGATCGCTTGTTCATTCCAATCTGCATGCTGCTGCCGGACCACCACCATCTGTCGTTTGATTTCCTCTTCGGAGACATCCGCATACTGCTTGAGTGCACGCGTCTGCCCGTACATCGCAGATCGAACTGCCTGGATCACATCCACTGTGCTCTTTCCGGTTGCAGGCCCCACCCTCTCCAGCGTCTCACCGTATTGCAAAATGGTTTGCCGGGTGGCACCCATCAATGCCAGTTCGGAGACCATCTGCGCACGGGTCTCCTTACTGATATAGTTGCGCGTTCCCGCAGCTGTGATATACTCTTGAAGAGCCGCATTGACGTCCTCTTGATTCTCCCCGGAGGTCTTGATGACATCAGAAAGACTCTTAACATTCATCCGGTACTTCTCCTCATTTATGGCGCCTTTGAGTGCCAGTCCTACATTGGCAACGAGTGCAGCACCCACGCCAAGCAGCACCAGCCTGTGTTTTTCAAGTGTCGATGAGAGGTTTTTGATCCCAGCAGCACCAACCGCCGCATATTTGGCGATACTCTGTCTCGCTGTAGTAAATCCTCCCGCAGCGAGGCGGGCTTTGTTTCGCGACTGATCAACCAGGTGGTTAGTTTGAGCCAGTGGGCGGGTGACATTATCCCGCATCTGGTACTGTATATATATCGAGCGGACCGATCCTGCCTTTCCAGACATATCAAAAGATATTTCTCCTTATGTAATAAAGAAAAGTTAGATGATGTTTTCAAAGAGGATGCTAAGTGAAGGGATCATCTCCCAATCACTCTGTCCCCTCTTCTCATGAAGTGTACTCCCCCACGGTCAGCGCTCTTCTCGGGTGTCTGATTATGCGTTCCGGTACTGCCTATGAGCTCTCCCTTCAACTCAAAATATTTCTTCCATTCCAGTACTTTCCGTAGCGACCATCTGCGAACGACGTCAATATCCACATGTAATAATTCAGCGAGCGAGAACAGGAGAAAACCCTGCATCACTCGTTGATCAAGTTTTTTAGGGCATCCGGTGATATACCGAGAACGGTCTCGAGTTTTCGGATGAGATGTGCTTTGATACCGGCTTTGAGTTTGGAGGGATCGCTGATAGCCGGGTCAATGATCATCTGCTTGATTAGCAGATCGCCATACTTCCCGACATCAAACTCCGAGTCCTTCGTAACGCGTGTGATGATCTTTCCATACTCGTTAGCAGACAACTCATGGACTTTCAGTTTTTCGCCGAACATGTCGATTTCCACGGGCTCATCCGATACGTACCAGGCTTCAGGTACTACCATCATACTACTCGAATCTCCGCTCCACCTTCAGCCCCAGCCCCTCGATGGTCACGTCAGGCGCATCCTTGATACCGCCTGCAGGCTTGATACCTTTGATCCGCGCACCCGTCACCGTGCACGTGAACCCGGGTGCCACGAAGACCACCGCGATCTCTTCCTTATTGGTCCGGTAACCTTCCAGCGTGTTGAGGGCATCGTTGGTGATCTTCGCCTTGCAGGACCAGGTAGGTTTCTGGTATCCTTCGTTGTAGCCGCACACACCCTGGGCGGTCTCAATATGCGTGATCTCGTCGCCCGGGTCGGCTTCGAACTCGTCGAGATGAGAGACCTCGACACCGCCGATCTTCAGCGAACAGTCTTTTGCGTTCCAGTTTCCGAATTCATCTACCATATCTCAAATCGCCTCCAGAGTCAGGTTGATTTCAAATTTATGGATGTCCCCGGCGAGCATGCA